GCTAATCTGTCGATGTTTTTAATATTGCCTTCTCAACCCATAAAAAAATCGGAAATTCTTTAATAGAGTTTCCGATTTTGTTTATTTAAGCCATTTTATTTTTCATGCGTAACTACTAACAAGGCGATGTTGGTTATAGCTTTTACGATTTCAGTGTCAATTCTGTCCATTGTTTCTTTAGATAACTGTATTTTTCCAATTGGATCTAATGCATTAATCGATTTCTTAATTCTATATTTACTAATTGTTGTTATAGATAAAATCTTTGCATATGAATCTTTGGCTTTTCCGTTGTAGAAATTAGTTATATTTTGGAGCATATTCAAGGCTTTGTTGATAACATCTGCAATTTCATTAGTCGTATAATGAATTATACCATCAGAAGCAGCCTTCTTCGGTTTGATTATCATACAATAATGTTCAATCAAAGAATCGTGAAACGTGACCGATTGCCCTTCATGATATTTAAAAGTTCCGTTTTCATCCATTAATAAATCTTCTATTATTGCAGAAAAAGCTACAAGATCTTGCATACTTTTCAAAACGTCACTAAATACATTTTGAATTAGTTCATTCCCCAGATTGATATTAGATTTATTGGCTTTAGAGGTTAATGGCAGTACGGTTATTTCTCCAGAATTAGGAGAGTCTTTTTTATTTAGTACTACAGCGAAATGATTTCCACTCAGTTCATTCCCTATAGATGTGCCAAAGTTTACCATAACAATGGTTCCACGTTTATATTTAATGAATCTGTTTTTTCTACTAGGATTATTTTCTCTTTTGAAAGCTGTTGCTTGGAAATGTTGCCAACTATCTAAATTATTGAATTTAGGATTTTTACAATCCTTAATGATATTTTTAAAAGTATCGTTACTAGCATCCAAAGATTTACATTTATTACTTATTTCTTGTTCAGTCATCTTATCCCTCCTTATATAATCGTACCTAAATTACTTATTATCCTTTTTAACTCTTTCATATTCCATTTGTGTTACTGTATCCACTGTGTGCTGGCCTTTATCGTCAAGTGATCTATAAATGGTAAGATGTTCTTTTTCGTGGGGAGCAACTTTTATTTCTAGTATCTCATTATCAGCAACAATTCCATCATCTCCCATAAGAGCACTGGCGGTGGTTTCTAACGCTTTTGCGAAAGCCATGATCTTCGATTGTGATAAATCTACTTGTCCTTTTTCTATTTTTGCTATCATGCTTTTATCTGCATAACCCAATTTTTTTGCTAATTCTGTTTGTGTATACCCTAATTGTTTTCTCCTCGTTTTTATATTTGAATAAATTTGTAACATGTTCTAGCCTCCGCTTATTCTTTAACTATATTTAGAATATCATATTTATATCTAAGTTGTAAAATAATTCAACATTTTTGTGAAAAAGGTTGACACGTATTCAACAATTGAATATACTGTAAATAGTTGAACTAAATTCAACTAAGAAAGGATGATTGAAATGGCTGATATTAAAGCTTTAAAGGAAAAAATTAACAACAGTGGAATGACATTTAGCTCAATCGCTAAAAAATCAGGTATTTTACGTGAAACATTGTACAATCGTTTAAATGGAGTTAGTGATTTCACTGCTACAGAAATAGTTGGCTTAAGTCGAACGTTAAAATTAACAAAGTCTGAAAGAGACGATATTTTTTTGAATGAAAAGTTGAATAAAATGCAACCATAATTTAAATACTACAGATTAAGTACTACCAATAACTACCATAGAAAGGAGAACACATTATGGAAAATAAAAACTTTTGCGAATCACTTAATCCAGTTGAAAGAGAATCATTTCTAGAGAAATTGAATGATTGTAATGATATTGAGTATTTAAAGCAGGTGATTGAAGTTTGTAGAAGCAAGGCAATTTGTTTGGCATTAAAAAAAGAAGGCCTTATTTAACCTTCTAAGAATAAAGAATACTACTAATAACTACCACAGAAATTAAATAACATAAGATTGGTGCAGTACTAGAGGATGGAGGAAATTATATGGGAAAAGATGAATTAGATACCTTGTTAAGTATGATTTCAAAATTGAAACCGCATGAATGGAATCAGATTGTGCATTATGTACAAAAAAAGTACTCTTCCAAACAGGCAAGTGTACCTATGCCAAGTATGGAAGAGTTGAGTGACTACTCTGCTAATCTCGATTTCCCTGGGCTTATGAAGTCACAATCTGAATGTGATAAGGACTGATTCTGTAATCAGTTCCCTTATAAAGAATATTCAGATAAGGAAATTCGTAAAGGGTATCTGGAGATCTTCTTGTAAGTGGAGCATAAAGCTGAGCACTTTCTTCCCACCAAATAAGAGGATTGACCTGGTTCGGACCTATTTTGCAATCAGGGTCATCATTCAGGCAGACCCAGTCACCAATCAGGCAAGCATAAATTTTAGTCATTTGTTACACCTCCTTTCAAAGGAGATAGTAACATAACAGATTATTAAAGGAGAAATTTAAATGGCTGAAAATAGAGTAAAAGATTTTATTAACACTGTAGATCTAGTGAAAGAACAAATGGTACAGAAACAAGAAATAAGCACAATAGCCGTTGCCGTCAAGCTTGAGGGTTTGGATCAGGTAAACAAGGAACTTGACAAAATGCTTATTAAAGTAGAAAAAGCCAACTCATTGGCAGATGAATTGGCTTCAAAAATTAAAGACTTATGTTCAAAAACAATCTTATCCGATGAATGGAGAGAACTTATTGTTGAAGATGCAAAAACAAAAGAAAAACTAGTCATTATCAACAGTGATGGTGTTGAAATAACTAGTTCTGATTTAAACGTTAGATTGGTTCCGAAAGTAAGAAGCAATCCAGATGAATTAAAGGATCTTAAAAATAAAGCAAAAGAGCTCCTTAACACTGTAGATTCTGAAAAAGAGATAAGCGCAATAGCCGTTGCTGTCAAGCTTGAGGGTTTGGATCAGGTAAACGAGGAACTTGACAAAATGCTTAACAAATTAGAAAAAGCCAACTCATTGGCAGATGAATTGGCTTCAAAATTAAAGAATGAATTGGATATTGACTGCAGCAAGGTAGCTAATCTTGTTTCTGAGACCATTCGTGGTAAAGCTTCAATAGCTCGATAGAACAGTTGACGGAAATAGCCAAAATGTTATTTGCCGTACCATCAGTTTTAGCAGATTCGACTTTTGCTACAGAAGTATTAAAAATTTCAAGCATTTGTTCCTCAGTAAGCAAGTCCTGAAAGTCTTTAAAATCTTTATTCATGCTATACACCTCCTTTCAAAAGGAGATTGTATCACATAGAAAATCAGAAAAAGTATGCTTCGAGCATACAAAGGAGAAAAGAAAATGAATTATGTACTTGTATTTGTTTATTCAGCTTTTACCAGTTTGATCGTGTCGTTCTTTGTGTCAATGATCATAGGCAACACAGTCGGAATCCATTATCTGAACAAACATGATAAGGACTGGCAAAATATGCTGAATAGAATACTGGATGACCTAAAAAAGCATACACGTAGTTAAATGCAAAGGTAAGATACGATGATTAAGCTAAATGAATTAACAAAAAAAGAACAAGAAACTATCTTGAAAGACAAGAATCTTGCTCAATGTCCAAATTGCGGAAATATCGTTCAGAAAAGCGACAATTATTGCGGATCTTGTGGGAAAAGACTTTTCTTAACTGTGTCACTTAAAACATCAACAAATAACTGATATAGAGAGTTCTTTATAAAATTTTGGGTTTTATCTAAGAATCGTTTATATCTAGCGGTGGCAACTGGTGTTTGTGGTGTGTCAACGAGTAAGTCAGGAATTGCATTTTTGAGGATGTTAATGTTTTCTTTTGAAAGTTCCTCATCTAAAGAAAGAATTTCAACTGCTGAATTGATAATACTTTCTGTCCAAGGATAAGGATTACCGCAATTATAACAATACAAATCCTTGTGGTATTTTGCTCCAAGACAAACTACTCCAGGTATTTCGTACATTCCATGCAAAGGACTACCACAGTGTGTACATTCTGAGATAGTTGGTTTCCCACATTTGGAACAAAATGGTTGTACGTTTGAATAACTGGAACTCATGACATGGCCGTTAATGCAAATAGTAGCATTTTCATATCCCATGTTAATCACCTCCTTCCAGGATACATAGTATCATCGAATTTTAATAAGTGCACATAAATGCAGAAATACTCTGGTCAGTACTTGAGGTGTTGCTTCGAGAGCCTAAGAAAAGCTCTTATACATAAACCTGCTAGTTTGTTCGTTCAAGTCCAATCGAATCCTGGATCAGTGCTCTACAGACCTTATCACATGCAGTTGTTCAGGAGTAGATTGTTTCAAAATAAAACCCCTTAAATTTTCTAGCAGAATACTGTCGATACAAAAAAGAAATATCTCTTTTCGCAAAAAACAGATATTAGACTTAGTGGTTTGATCATAAAAATGTACATATAGAAAAAACTATAATCTAGCATAACAATAACACTTTATTAAAGAGGTGAGTACAGCCTCCAAAACTACTAACAAAATATCGTTAAAGATATCCCCAATAACTGAAACGATTAAAAAATCAAATTCCAAAGTCTATGAGTATCAATACAGTGAAGTGGCACCTCAAGTGCTGCACCAGAACGTAGTAGAACATAGTAGAAACGTAGTAGAACGCAGTAGAAAGGAGTAGAACATGCAAGAATTATTACCTATCGGAAGTGTCGTAGTTCTTAAAGAAGGAACAAAGAAGTTGATGATTATCGGAAGACTTCAAGCAAATCCAAAAACAAAGAATCTCTACGACTATGCAGGATGTCCATGGCCGGAAGGTTATATGGATAAAGAACATTGTTATGTATTCAATCATGAAGATATTGACCTTCTATATTATCTGGGAATGCAGGATATTGAAGAATTCAATTTCAGATTCAAATTGGATGAAGCAATCGAAAAAATAGAAAGTGAAGGATTTAAACATGCCAAGAGCAAACACAGCAACTAAGAAAGCGGATACTGTAATGGAGAATCAATTGGAGATTCCTGATTTCAATTTTGGACAACCAACCAAGGAACAACCGGAAGTCAATGTCCAGGTTATCTTTGAAAAAGGTGGCAGAATCGACAGTGAAGAAAAAGGAACGTTGTTTATCCTGTACGCATTTGGATTCATGGTCACATTGTTAAATTTCGTTATCTTAGCAAAGCAAATTTGGTAAGGAGGTGAATCACATATGAAAACTATAAGAACTGTATCTCGTCAGGAATATGATGCGGAAGTTGAGGACAAGATCCAGAAGCTTACAAAATATGCATATATCACGCAAGGAGACTTGGCAGAGATTATTGGATGTTGTAGCGCAACTGTAAAAACCGAACTCAATAAACTTGGTGTTGAATCCAATTGTTTTGGATGGCCAACAACTAAAGTAATCAATGTTCTTGGCCTGCAGCCATATTTGGACAATCTGATCAAGCTGCGTAAGTCATGCAGAGCATAAAAAAGACCACTCATGTGAAAGTGGCCAATCAAAAATGAACAACTAAATTATAAACAAATAACTCAAATCTTGCAACCTGGGTATTGCCGTAAGTGACGTGGTCTGCTAAAAAATATATTTCTTTAACGGATTGATGATATTTCAATACTCCTAACTTACTCAAAAAAACACGTTATAATTGCAAGCACGTCAGAAAAAAACTCCATAATTGTAACTAACTGGTTTGAAAACTTCCTAAGATAAAGCAAAAAAAATGATTCGAATTTAGGCTATCAGCAGACTGTGATATCCAGGTTGCAGGGTTTGAGTAACAGATAAAAAGGAGAAAATCAAAAATGAAACAATTTGTATTGAAAAAAAGTGCGAATGAATTCGTTGATGAATCGAAAAAATATGAAAGAATGAACGACAAGCTTAATGAGCTTTATGAAAAGCTACAAGGTGATGTATCGGAAGAAGAAGGCGATGCAATTATTGAAGAATTCCAAAATCTAATTAAAAATTGCGGAGCAGCATTTGAATTGAGAGTGATTCCTGGATTCGATAGTCCGGTTGTAACTGGTGAATCCAAAGCCGGCTCTTTAATCTTTGGAATTACCACAAATATGAAGCCTGATCTAATCACTGAATGCTTCAAAGCGTGTACGCAGGCTTTTTCCAAAGAACTTGAAAGACAAATCAACATGAACAAAGTTGATCATCAGATTCATTAGAAGGAGACATCAACATGGAAAAAAAGGGATACCGCGAACCTATAAATGCGAGCTTAGAGGAAATACTTGAAAGAAATGCTCAAATCAATGAAATCAAGGAAAGGTTCGATAAATTAAAGGAAGATATCGCAAAATCTAACAATCCTGATGATCTTGTGAAAATCAAATCTGAACTTAAAGAATACTTGGAATCTTTAGACAGTGCGTACGAAGTTAGTATTTCGCCTATGTTGAATATTGAAGCACATGCAAATCCTAGTATATATGCAATTGGATCTATATTCGATCTAGAAGCAGACCAGATAGTTGATTGCTTTGAAAGTGCAGTAGATGCGTTCCAAGCTAGGATGAATCAAAAAATCAGAAGTTATTGTGAAATCAACAGTAGAAAGAGAAGAGGCAAGTGTTATGTCCATTAAGGCACGTAAATACAATACGAAGCTGCATAAGTATGAAGATGTTCTTCTTCCTGATGAATGCAGAACATATGAAGAAGACATGGAAAAGATGGTGCCATGTGCACAATGTGGAAGAATATTCAGATTCGGTGAGATGTACACATCGAGAGAAGTACATACTGCATATGGATTTGGATATGCGGTATGTGCAGAATGTTACGATGGCGAAACGGACAGATTTCTAGCGGAGCATCCACCATTTAAGGAGGAATAGCAATGCCATTCTTTAAGGATATCGATGACTGGAGAGAATGGAACGACAATCGTTACATTGATGATCCAGGTGAACCAGAAGAAGAAAAAGAGGATGAATCAAATGAAGATGAATAAAGTAATCAAACATAAGTTACCAGCTACTCATGAAGAGTGGCTGGACAATCGTCTAAAAGGAATCGGTGGATCGGATGCCGGTTCTGTTCTAGGCATGAACAAATACAAATCGGCTTATGCACTATGGTGTGAAAAGACTGGCCGAATCCATAAGAACATTGACAATGAGCGCATGCGATTTGGTAGAGATGCGGAAGCCTATGTGGCCAGACGTTGGGAAGAAGAAACTGGCAAGAAATGTCGAAAGAGTGGATTCTCATTTCAATCTGTAGATCATCCATTCATGTTGGCCAACGTTGATAGATTGGTTGTTGGAGAGGATGCAGGTCTTGAAATCAAGACAACGTCTGAATACAACAAGGACATGTATCAGAAAGGAAACATTCCACCTCAGTATTATGCACAGTGCATGCATTATATGGCGGTTACTGGCCTTTCTAAGTGGTATATAGCTATTTATATTCCAGGGGTTGACTTGTACTGCTATGAAGTCCTTAGAAGCGATGATGAAGTCAATGCACTGATCGAGCAGGAGAAAGAGTTCTGGAACTGTGTGGAGAATGACATTGAGCCGCCAATCGATGGTTCGGATTCTACTGCACAAGCAATCAGTGAACTTCATCCAGTAGAAAATGATGAAGACAACATTGTGGATCTAACTCCATTGCAGCAGGAACTGGATGCATTGAAGATGGTCAAAGATAAAATCAAGGAGCTTCAGAATATTCAGAAAAAGCATGAGAATGAAGTTAAAAATTACTTAGGTGATTCTGGTATTGGAACATCTGACAAGTTCAAAGTTACATGGAAAACATCGGTATCAAATACATTCGATACTAAAGAGTTCAGAAAAGATGAGCCTGAACTTTATGATCAATACTTAACACAGAAGAAAATGAGAAGATTTTTAGTCAAAGAACAGTAGGAGGATAAATACATATGACAACAACAAATCAACAAGGAATGATTGCAAAGACGCAGTCAAACACTGTGGCCAAAAAGCAATCAAAGACCATCAAGGAGTATATCTCAGTGATGTCAGGAGAAATCGCGAAGGCATTGCCTAGTGTAATGACTCCAGAACGATTCACACGAATCGCATTATCTGCAGTATCTAATAATGCCAAGCTAGCATCATGTACTCCACAGTCATTCTTGGCTGCAATGATGAATGCAGCACAATTAGGATTGGAACCAAATACTCCGTTAGGACAAGCCTATTTGATTCCGTATGGTGGAGCTTGTCAGTTCCAAATTGGCTACAAGGGATTGATTGACCTGGCATATCGTTCAGGCGAAGTCAAGATGATTGATGCTCAAGTCGTTTATGAAAATGATGAGTTTGAGTATGAGCTTGGAATGGATCCAGTACTTAAACATAAACCTGCAAGAACAAATCGAGGCAAGCCGATCTATTATTATGCAACGTTCAAATTAGTGAATGGTGGCCAAGGATTCCAGGTCATGTCGTATGAAGATGTTCTTGATCATGCGAAAAAATATTCAAAATCATTTTCAAGTGGACCATGGAAAACAAACTTTGATGAAATGGCCAAGAAAACAGTTTTAAAGAAATTGTTAAAATATGCTCCTTTGAAAACTGAATTCGTTAAGCAAATGAATACAGATGAATCAATCAAGACAACGATTGAAGAAGATATGGCAGATGTTCCAAATGAATTCTTTGATGCAGAATATCAGGAACAACCTGGTGAAGATCCAGTAACCGGAGAAATCAAAGAATAATGCGTTATCAGTTTGTAGTACCAGGAGAACCGGGGTCCAAAGGACGGCCTCGATTCTCTAATCGTGGTAAGTATGTAAGTGTGCATACGCCACCTAAAACAGTTGAATATGAGAATCTAGTACGATTAAGCTTCATGGAACAGTGTGGCACTCCAAGCATGCTGGAAGGGTCCCTGGAAGTGAAGATTTTCGCGTATTTCTCGCCACCTAAGAATGTATCAAAAGTGAAACTAAATAAGATGCTCGCAAATGAAATCCAACCACAAAAGAAGCCAGATTCCGACAACATTGCAAAGGTTGTACTGGACTCTTTAAATAAAGTGGCTTTCGAAGATGATAAGCAAGTATCAGACCTGCATGTCTTCAAGAGATATGCACAGAAACCATGCGTAATGGTAGTTATCAATGAAATAGAACCAGAAGAAGAATAGAAAGGATTGCATATGTCGGAAATCAAGGATAATAGCAAAGTTTATTATTGGATCAAGTTGAAGACTGATTTTTTCGAAAGTGACGCAATCGATTTTCTTTTATCCCAGGACGACGGATGTAAATACGTAACCCTATACATAAAATTGTGCACCATGACATCAAACACAAATGGTGTTTTAGCTACAAAAATTGGCAATATATTAGTTCCATACACTGTCGATAAAATTGCACGTGACACAAAGTTTTTTTCCGCAGACACAGTCAGAGCGGCCCTTGAATTATTCCAGAATTTAAGACTGATTGTAGTGTCTGAGAACAATGTGATGAAGATTGCAAATTATGAATCGATGATTGGATCAGAAACCGGATGGGCACAAAAAAAGCGATTGTATCGTGAAAATAAACAGAAAAATCCGTCTGAAAAGAGTCCTAAAAAAGGCTCAAAAAACACTCGAAAAACGAGCTCAAAAACAGAAAAAAAATCGAAGGACAAAGTAGAGGACATTGTCCGGGACAAAAAAAGGACATTGTCCGATAAGAGATTAGAGTCTAGAGATAAGAGTCTAGAGTCTAGAAATAAGTCAGTCAGTAGTCAGAAGTTAGATAGTATGGCTGCGTCAAAAAGTGCAACAAACGAAAATGTGCAGACTGACTGGACTGACTGTTTTGTTAAACCGTCCATTTCAGAAATCGTGGACTACATCCAGGAACACAACTTGAACGTAGATGCCAAAAAGTTTTGGAAACACTACGAATCCACCGGATGGAAGACAGGCAATGACACTATCAGGGACTGGAAAGGACTTTTGAAGAAGTGGAGCAAAGCGGAACGTGAAGAAGACAACCCAGGAATCAAAGCGATCCAGCTAGATGAGAAATTCTATGCCAAACCAGTCCAGATGTCAGAAGAGCAACTGCAAAGCGAATTAGCGCAGCTGCAGGAAAAAATCAAAAATGGAGAACTGTGAAAATGAAAACTAAAAAACAAACCGAAAAACAAGAACTCAAATACGCTCCCGGTGATAAAGTCATTTATCACTGTGCAGGAGTGGACAGAGAAGGACTTATCGCATACGTTGACGATACAGACAACGTAGCACCATACCGAATCAGCGGAATGAATATTCGAGAATCGGATATCGTTGAGAAAGTGGCAAAGCGACGTGGAAGACCCGCTGCCAAAAAGCAAGCTGAAGAAAAAACGGAGGTCGTAGTCAATGCAGCACCCGAACCAAAACCAGAAGAACCTAAGGCGGTTGAATCCATCCAGGAAGAAGAAACAGAAGTCGAGCCGACACTTGTCGAGAAGTATCAAGCTTTCAAGAGCACGATCAACATGGCGGAATTCAACGAGCTGGTCGACTTGGTTACTGCGGACACGAAAAAGATGCGTCAGATGATGGCCGAATCTATGCAGGCAATCGCGAATGATTGCGGATTGAAAGCGTGAGCCTATGCAAGATATCAACAGAGTCGTTCTGATTGGCCGATTGACACGTGATCCAGAACTCAGAAAGACACAGAGCGGAACGAGTGTCTGTTCGTTTACCTTGGCAGTCAATCGAAGACAGAATCAAGACGGAACACAAGATGCTGATTTCATCAACTGCGTTGCATGGAACAAACTGGCCGACAACATCCAACTGTACCAGAAGAAAGGCAATCAGCTAGGCATTGAAGGCCGAATCAATACACGCTCATACGACAACCAACAAGGACAGAAAGTGTATGTCACAGAAGTCATTGCAGAGAATGTACAGTTTTTGACACCTAGAAATGATTTTAACGAGCAAAACACTCTAGGAGTTACAAATACCTATGGCACTCAAAATTACGCTCAGAATCAATCGTATAGAGCTCAGACAAGGAATCACAATCAATCGAATGTGCAGTATGCGCAAAGCTTGACTCAACAAGCCGAAGTTGATGCTCTTGAGATTGCATCGGATGATTTGCCTTTCTGACGAAGAATGGCGAAGTTTTAAAGGAGTAATCGAAAATGATGATTTTTGACTGTATAAAGATGCCGGCCATCTACGTGAGAGATTGCTGCACGAAATGCATCCACATGGTCGGAACAAACGAACACGACAGATTGTACCTGGATGATGATGGACACATCCAGTACTTCAATCTGCAGAATGGCTGCGGAACTCCAACCGAATATGATTTCGTTCTAGATCCAAAAGGACACGACCAGAACAACCTTCCATTCACAGAAGAAGAACAGATCATGTATGGCCTTAGCAATATGGACGCATACTTCGATGGAGTGGGCTTAGAAGAACACAAAGCACTGCTGGAAGAGCAGAAAAAACAAAACGAGGAACTGTTCAAAACAATCGAATGGATATTCTCAAAAGACAACAAGGAGGAAAAATGATGAAAGACTCAGAACTACGCATGATTGAGACAATGCTAAAGAAACAAGATGAGCTGAATTCGGCCATCATGAAAGAGTTTGGTTTGACCACAATTTCAAAGGAACAGATTGACTTGGCCACACTCGATGAGATTGGTGAATTCACTCATGAACTAAAAGGCGACTGGTGCTGGTGGAAGAAGTCTCAGGAACCAGTCAACAGAAATAAAGCCCTGGAAGAGTTGGCAGATGTCTTCCACTTCGTCCTGATCTACGAATTGCTTTACGGGAAAAGAACCTATTTGACTAATTCTGGGTACGATCAGGAAAATGGTCAATATAACTATTCGCATATGGTGCAAGTTGATATCGGTTTTGGTATAGCGAATGCATTGATTACCATACTTAAACTTGTAGATTGTCGATTGATGTATCTATTGGCACTGAGTGAACACTTAGGATTCTGTCTGGAAGAAGTCTATGCAGCTTATATGAGAAAGAATGCGATCAACATGGAAAGGTTAAAGAATGGGTACTAGGCATGTGGATCAGGAGCCAAGACGGAACAATTTTAATGGATTGCGACTCTTTCGCAGTTGAAGACCACAGTGGTAAATATGAAGTGATTACATTAAGTGGCAAAAGCGGTATAAGTATTAGTTTAGGTACATACTCAACAAAAGAAAAAGCTTTAAGAGTTTTAAGCGATATACAAGAATGGTACGAATGTTCATACGGTGAAACATTCCAAATGCCACAGGATGAGTATGTGAGATTATGACAGAAAAAGATTTAGAAGAAATGAAGCAGAAATACGGATTCACATTACATCCAAGAGTATTTAATGGTAAGCCAATTAAGTATGTATCAAAAGAAGAATATGAAGAAAAGATTAATGAGCTATGGAATCAAATGTTTAATAATGATTTAAAAAAAGAACAAGAAGAAATTGAGAAGAAACTGAGAAAAAAGCAAAACGCAAGTTTGAGGAAACTAAAAAAAGCGGTACAAATGAAAAAAGAAGTTGATGAATTTGTTAAAAAGCTAAAAGAGCAAGAACAATTATTAAAACAAGGATTGAAGAAGGACTTGATTCTTTAATTGAAATGTACACTATAGAAATTGAAGATGACACAGAATGTCTAAAAAAGTATAAAGATGAGTTGGAGAATGTTTTAAAAGAATCTGACTGCTTATCAGAAGTTGATAATAGCAGAATATGTAGTTTGCACAAAATTGTAGAAAGAAAGGCAAACCAAATCGTTTTGAAGAAAGAATTTTTACTCAATTTAAATTGTATTAGAGAGGCAAACAATGATTGAAGAAAGAAAAGAAATTCATAGAATGGAATATTTTATAAATGAATTAAAATTGATAAAAAAGGAGAGCACAAATGAATGAATATCAAAAAGTGTTGCAAGTTCTTGAAAAAGAATATCAAGTTACATGTGATGTAGCAGGGATAGAAGAGACCGCTCGTGCCAAGGCATATTTTCAATTGTTGGGGAATCTTGTGGATAAAGAAACACCAAAGAAACCAATAGATGTTGAATTTGGCCCATGTGGTGATTTGATGTTATGTTGTCCAACCTGCAAGCATGGAGTTGTGCCTATTCCAACGTATCATGGAAACAAATATTATCCACGTTGTCCTTTTTGTGGACAGAAGTTGAAAGGAGATGGCGAAGATGAAAACTGCTAAAGAGATGTTTGAAGAAGAAAAACAAGAAATAAAACAGGAAACAAATTATGAACATTTTAAAGATGAAATCATAGAAAATTCCGGCTACTGTTTTGCACTAGTCGACGGAAAGCCTTGTCAATGCAGTGATGTTAGTTGTAGCGAGTGTGGATTTAGTACAGGATATGGATGCAGTGAAAAGATTAAAGAATGGTTAAATAAACCATATGAAAAGCCAAAATATAAGCTAACTCAATTTGAGTATGATTTGTTAAGCGTGCATAAAGATTATAAAACGTATAATAACATTGCAAATCAAATACATTTGTTTAAAATGCGTGAAAAGGGATATTTTAAAGACGTTGATACAAATATTTCAATTCGTGAAATCTTAGGCAATTGCGAGGTAATCAAATGATACGACAGGCAGGGTTTATGATGCCTAGAAGAGAAAATAAGGAGCCGCTATATAAGATAACTTGGAAGGAATTCAATTTATTACGGGCCTTTGAAGGAGAACCTGGCAATAAGTCGATTAGCAGGTATGCAGCTTTATCGGACCTGAAGAAACAAGGATTTTTTAAAAATGTTCCTGCTAATGTAGCTATCAATGAGATTTTAAGAAATTGTGAGGTGGTTGGGTGATCTACTTTATGATCGGGTTCTTTGTCGGAGGGCTAGGTGCGATGATGCTGTATTCCGTTATCGTGTCCGATAGGATCAACAGTCTGGAGTGCCAGAATGAACAGTTGATGAATGAACTGGAACAAAAGAAAAAGGACTTGCGTGCATACAAATGTATGTATGCTAGCTCTTATGAAGGATTTGAGGAGACGAAGTGATGAACTTAACTGAATATGAAATTCACAACAAAGAAATCAAAGATGAATGTGATTCATTGTTGAATTACTTTCGTTTCGTTCGAAATGCAACGAAAGACAAATCGTTTGACCTGGACAATAAATTGGATCACGTCATTGATTACATTGCTAAACTAGAGCGTGAGAATCTAGGGTTGAAAGAATACAAACTACATCAGGAAAGAGCAAATGAACGCAGATATCGTAGTGGGGAAGAGTCCTGGCACAGAGGGTCAGTTGTCACAAAGAAGAAGTAGGTGGTTAAATTGAACAAATTAAAAGTAAATCAAATGTTGAATGATTTGAAGTCGGCAAACTATTGCTGCCATCGAATCATCGAATTGAACGAAGAACTTGAAGTTCTGAATCATAAGATGTTAGGACTAAGTCATAATCCAATTAGGTTGACAAAGGAGCAGGAGAAATCCAGTGCTCCAATGCCGACCTTTCATGATTCTTATACAAGTCCTTTGGGGATGATGGAGGAAGAATCTCAAAAGGTGGCAGAAATCAACTATTATCGTAGACGCTTGAATGAATGTAAAGCGATAGAACTTCTATCTTTGCGTGATCAGAATATTTTGTTTGATCTATACTTCTGGAATATGAATACATATGATGTAGCGGAAAAATATGGTTATACAAAGAACGGAATGTACAAACATATCCGCAGAGAAATTGGTAAATTAGTTTAATTGACGTGGATAATGTTCATATAGGTATTAGTGTTTACAAGAAGAGGTGGTACAATAATGTTGATTAAAAGAGGGTATGTCATGAAAAAAGAAACACTTACATTAAGGTTTAAAGGCGAAAATGACATTGATATAGAAACATTATCTAAGTCGCTAGACTGTGTTGTTGCGGTTTTAGGTAAAATTGCTGATTCGTCATTAAGCGAAAATGATTTTTGCAAATTTAAAGTAAAGAATATCGAAAAAGGTAGCTTTATGATAACGATAGAGCAGATTGTTGAAATGGCTACTGTATTATTTCCATTGATGCCACCTATCCTAGAATCGTTTAATAGTATTGTTGAGCTGAAGAAAAATCTTGGTGGACAAATGCCTGCAGAAGTAATTCATGAAGGGAATAATACTATAGTCAAGTCTTGTGTTGGTAATGTAACCTATATTGATAACAGAACATATAATCTTTACACAAGAGATTCCTCAATAGAAAAGTGCTTATCAGAATTATCAAGAACTATTTCAGAAGATGGTGAGCGGACAGGCTTTTCTATTGCAGTTACTGATGATAAAACAGTAAAGACCGTTGAAATGGATAAAGAAGATTTAATGAGAACTAGGAATCCTATCGATGTTGAATCACTAAATGGTGATATCACCGAACAAGAAGCTACAGGAGTACTAACTGTTCGGAAGCCTGATTTATTAGGAAACAGTAAATGGCAGTTTAAATTCCTTGGAAAAACAATCAATGCAGATATTGAGGATGAGAATTTTTTGAAAAAAGTAAAGGAAAAAGAGATTAGCTTTCCACTAGTATCAAAATTGAATGCGAAAATGCGAGTAAGATTAAAGAATGGAGACCCAATCAGTTATACTGTTATTGAGGTAAAAAGCTACGAATAATGCATTTTGTCCCCTAGTGGACAAGAATTCCGTGGTAAACTAATATTATAAGAAATTATGTCAAGACAGAGGTCTTGGCTTTTTTTATGCAAGAAAGGAGGAATTCTATGGCTAAACTGACTGAAAAGCAAAAGCTTTTTTGTGAGAAATATTTGATAACGATGAATGCAGTGGATGCTTATTTGGAAGTTTATAAGAATTGCAAGAGCCGAGATAATGCATCAAAGCATGCATCCAGGTTATTAGCTTTACCGCATATCAGAGAATATGTGGATGAGTGTCTTGAGAAAGCGCACAGTAACAATGTGGCAGATGTTCAAGAAGTCATGGAATACCTCACAAAAGTAATGCGACGAGAAATGAAAGAATCTGTTGTCGTTACAGTGACAAAAGAACATTCAGAGTATGTCGATACAGGAGATGGAAAACCAAGAAAGAAAACAGTCAAAGAAGAAGTTCCTCAAATCGTTGAGATTCCTGCAAAGCTTTCTGATGCAAATAAAGCTGCGGAATTGCTTGGAAAAAGATATGCATTGTTCACAGATAAGGTTCAAGCAGAAATCGTAGTTCCTAAGTTCGAAGGAGAGGATGAGCTTGAAGACTAAAACTATCAAGTTACCAGAACTAGTAGGAAAAGGATATAAGTCCTATTGGAACTTTAGAGGTCGTTATGATGTATGCAAAGGTTCTCGTGCTTCTAAGAAATCGAAAACAACCGCATTGCGCATCATATACAACATGATGAAATACGATAAGTCGAACACATTAGTAGTTCGTAAGACGTATCGAACACTTAAAGATTCGTGTTTTACCGATTTAAAGTGGGCAACAAAAAGGTTGGAAGTTGAAAACTTATGGGAATTCAAGTATTCACCTTTGGAAGCAACTTATCTTCCAACTGGGCAGAAGATTCTGTTTAGAGGTCTTGATGATCCATTAAAAGTAACACCTATTACTGTAGATTATGGATATTTGTGTTGGGCATGGCTTGAAGAAGCCTATGAGATAACAAGTGAAAAAGACTTTGATACATTAGATGAGTCAATTCGTGGTGAGCTGCCACCTCATCTTTGGAAACAATGGATGATTACATTCAACCCTTGGAACGAACACCATTGGCTTAAAAAAAGATTCTTTGATGCAGAGAATGATCCTGATATTTTAGCTATCACAACAAACTATACTTGTAATGAATGGCTGGATGAAGCCGATTTAAGATTGTTTGAAAACATGAAGAAGAACAATCCAAGACGATATCAGGTGGCCGGATTAGGAAATTGGGGTATTGTTGATGGATTGGTTTATGAGAATTGGAAAGAAGAAGAGTTTACACTAGATCAGGTTATTGACTGCGAATCTGTTAATGGTATTGACTTTGGGTATACAAATGATCCTGCTGCAGTTTTTATAGGTTTCATTGATACAGAACATAAAAAGCTTTATGTTTGGGATGAAATTTATAAAAAAGGTCTTTCCAATAAAAAGCTATATGAAGAGATTGAAAACGTGCATTATCAAAAGAAGTCTTTCACGGCAGACTGTGCAGAACCTAAGTCGATTGATGAACTTAGGGGTTATGGTCTTCGTGTTGAAAAATCACAAAAGGGAAAGGATTCCATTACACATGGGATTCAATATATTCAAGATTTTGAAATCATCATTCATCCTAGATGTGTTAATTTCATAACTGAAATTGGTAACTATACATGGGATGAAGATAGATTAGGAAACAAAATAAATCGTCCAATTGATGATTTCAACCATTTAATGGATGCAATGCGATATGCAGTTGAAAAATATGCATTTGGACGAGTTAAATTAAGGACATTTAAAGGAGGTATTTAATGAACGCATACATTATTAAACCGGATATGATATTTAAGCTATCTGACGACAAAGACATCATCAACATTGAAGTGTTGAATAGATTGATTACAAGTCATAAGTCGTTAATCACAGACAGATATAAAAAGCTATATGATGCCTATATTGGAGATTATCCAATCTTGCATCAAGCCAACAAAGAAGCCTATAAACCTGATAACCGTGTTGTGGTCAACTTTGCGAAATACATTGTTGACACATTCAACGGTTTTTTTATTGGTGTTCCAATCAAAGTATCATCTAAGAAAAAAGAAATTGATGATTATATCAATTTGCTAGATAAATACAATGATCAGGACGACAACAATGCAGAACTATCTAAGATTTGTAGTGTTTTTGGAAAAGGATATGAATTGTATTTCAATGATGATTATGGAAATCTAGGGATTACCTATTTAGATCCAAGAGAAGGTTTCATGGTTTATGATGAATCAACAGTTCAGAAACCAAGATATTTTGTAACATATCATATTGTTGATGAGGTAATGCGTGGATATATCTATGATAAAACATATAAGTATGAGTTCAACGATAAAGGCGGTCTTCATGTGTTTGATGGTGTAGAGCATGGATTCAACGATATTCCGGCCACTGAGTTTATTGAGAATGAAGAGCGTATGTCTATTTTTGAATCAACATACAGTTTGATTAACGCCTACAACAAAGCAATGTCAGAAAAAGCAAATGATGTTGATTATTTCGCAGATGCCTATTTAAAAATCTTAGGTCCAAAATTAGAAGAGTCTGATTTAGTACACATTCGTGATAATCGAACAATTAACTTTGAGTCAATGGATGGAAGTGGTGACGGAATTGTAGTTGACTTCATGTCAAAACCAAATGCAGATGCAACACAGGAAAATCTAATCAACAGATTAGAGCGTTTAATCTTCCAAAACTCAATGGTGGCCAATATTAATGATGAGAACTTTGGAACGTCATCAGGTATTGCGCTGAGATATAAGCTTCTTTCTATGTCGAACCTGGCAAAAGCAAAAGAGCGTAAGTTCACGTCTGGAATGAATCGTAGATATCGAGTCTTATTTAGTAATGCGATCACGCATCGTTCTGAGAATGACTGGCTTGAGGTTGAATACAAGTTTACACAAAATTATCCTGCAAACTTATTAGAAGAAGCACAGACTGCTGCACAATTATCAGGAATCGTGTCTCACGAAACTCAATTGTCATTTATCTCGGCAGTTGAAGATACGAATGCCGAAATGGAACGTATCAAAAAGGAAGATGAGAATGATATGGTAGAAACTGAAAACCGAATCTTCCAAAATAATGAGGATTCACAAAACGATGAGCAGTAAAACATATTGGCGAGATCGTGAGCTTGAATGGAAAAAGAAACGCTTAAAAGATGAAAAGCAATATGCGGATGAGATACAAGAAATATATGCAAACATGATGGATTCGGTTGAAAAGGAAATCGAATCCTTTTTTACTCGCTATTCAAATAAAGAAAACATTACTATGGCAGAAACTAAAAAAAGAGTTTCAAACATAGATATTGAGGCATATAAAAGAAAAGCTAAGAAGTATGTAAAGGAAAAGAACTTTTCAGATGAAGCCAATGAACAGATGAAACTGTATAATCTTGCAATGAAAGTCAATCGTCTAGAACTATTAAAAGCAAACATGGGATTAGAACTTGTGGCAGGCCATGACGAATTGAAGTCTTATACTGGTCAAAAGCTTGAAGGAGCCTATTTAGAAGAAATCAAACGTAATGCATCTATCTTAGGCGATACAGTGGTTGACAATGCGAAGATGGCCAAAACAGTAGCAGATTCATCTTTTAAGAATGCAACCTTTTCAGAACGAATTTGGGTAAATCAAGACCAGCTAAAAAACAGTTTATCCAGTGTTCTATCCAATGCATTGATTCAAGGCAAGAATCCTAGAGAATTTATTCCGCTCATTCGTAAAAAGTTCGATGTATCAAGATGCAATGCAGAAAGATTGTTACGAACAGAAAATGCACGAGCTCAAACACAAGCGCAGATTGAATCTTATGAAGCGAACGGAATAGATGAGTATGAATATATAGCCTGCAGCTTAAAAGATGTGTGCCCATTATGTAAAGAAATGGATGGTAAAACATTCAAGCTTAAAGACATGGAAATAGGAGAAAATGCTCCACCTATGCATCCGAATTGCCACTGCGCAACGGCACCACATTCAGATCGTAAGGAGTATGAAAAATGGCTAGATGGATTAGCAAATGGAGAACATAGTTTAAGGTTTGATGAGTGGAAAGAAAGACAATCAGATAAAAGCAAAAGCTTTTTAATGTCAAAGGTTAAAGAAAAAATTGAAAAAACATCCAATGATAAGCGTTATGCTGATCTATCCACAAAATGGAAGAAAGATTTTAACATTGAGATAGACGAGTCTGTAAAAGAGCTTAATTACTCGAGCGTTTCAGAAGCGCTTAGAGGATTAAGAAAAATGATAAATCAATATCCGGAAATCAATAAATATGTAAAGCGTATATCAACTTCAGATAACGGAGCAATGGTGTTTAGACCAAGTGAAAACGGCATTAGCTTAAATCCTAAGTTTTTTAAAGATCCCAATGCCTATAGCAAACTTATAAAAGAGCAGGTAAGAAAAGGTTATTGGATAAAAGGCACAACAATTGAAAGTGATATGGTGCATGAAGCTGCACACGTTTTAGAATTTGTGCTTTTGAATAGAAATGTAAACTATAAAAATACTTTACAAAAAGAAAATGCATGGGAAGAATGTAATGAATCAGGAAAAATAGTCTTAGAAGCCTTTAATAATCTTAGAGCAAACGGTATAATTAAAGGGAATAGATTAAAGGAATCACTTAATAACATTTCAGGATACGCTTCTAAAAACAACTCAGAAGCTTTAGCTGAAGCTTTTAGTGATTGCTTTATAAATGGTACTCAAGCTTATGAATTATCAAAAGAAATTAAACGATTAGTAGATATTAAATTGAAGGGGTGAATATGATCATGCATTTGATGCCAAGTTGGTATCCCTATATAGATTGGGATAAGTCAGATATGAAAGTAACTGTGTTAAAACCGGATACACCACAAGAAATCAAAGATGATTTTGCAAAATATTTAGAAGAGTTGAAAAAACCGAAAAAAGGTTTCGTAGATAAGTAGCTATGTTTTAGGAGGAAGTTGTGGCAAGAGATGATTATTTTGTAATTGTATATCAGGTACTTAAGTACTTATATGATTGCTTGAAAAAAGGTGAAAAGCCAGATAGAAGACGTTTAACAAATGATGAATATTCTATACCAGAAAATTATTGGCAATATATAATTATTGGATTGTTAAGGGATGGTTATATTGTTGGAATTAACCCTGAAAACACAAAAGACGGCATCATTTGGGGTGATTTAACAAATATGATTATCACTCCGAAGGGAATTGAATATTTATTTGAAAATTCTATGCTTCAAAAAGTTAAGAATACTCTAAAGGATGTCAAAGACATTATTCCAGGATTCTAAATAGTTAGGTCACTCAAAACGAGTGGCCTTTTATTATGCAAGGGAGTGATATTATGTGATAAAAATTAAGATTAAACAGACAGAAAGTGATTGCCTGATTGAAGTACATGGCCATGCGCATTACGCTCCGATAGGAAAAGATATCGTCTGCAGCGCTATCTCAGTACTGTTTGCAACATTGGCCAATTCAATTGACATGACATCCGATGCATTTTGCAGATACGATAATCCTGATGAGAATTACAAAACGTTGTATATCTCAGGATTAGATCTTGCTGGAGAGCTAGCAATAAATTTCTTCAGAATTGGATGCAAAGGTACAGAAGAAGCATATCCTGAATGTGTGGAACTGAGAGATGTGTAATCACAAATATTTGGAGCGTGTCGAAAGACAATATTATGATCAATGGCTAGAATGCATCGTTGAAGTACGTAATCAACGGTGCATTTTTTGTGGAAAAGCCAAGACTTATAAAGCCTACATATCCACACTACCAAACAAGACCAAGCATTCACGTCGTTAAACTGTATGGGTTATAGGCCAAGCATTTAAGCCTTAAAAAGATATGGGAAATGACAAGCAAAGTCAGAAAAATAGGAGGAAATATAAATATGAAAAAATTCAATGACAGACTACCTTTTTGCTTACAACTTTTTGCAGATGAAACTTCAGGTGAGAATGAGAGTACAGGAACAGAAAACACTCAATCAACTCAGACTCGATCAACTGAAGGACAAGACAACCAAGAAAAAAACAAAGTATCTGAAAAAAAGTATTCAGATGAAGATTTGAATGCGATTCTTGACAAAAGGTTTGCACGTTGGAAAGCAGATCAAGAAAAAGAAAAAGCAGAAGCTAAGCGCTTAGCCGAAATGAATGCACAAGAACGAGCAGAAGCAGAACGTGATAAGGTGCAAAAAGAGCTAGATGAATTGAAAGCAAAAAACGCAATCGCAGAAATGACAAATGAAGCACGTAAAATGTGTGCAGAACATGATATTAACGTTGGAGATGACCTTTTATCTGTTCTAGTTAATAAAGATGCAGATAAAACAAAGGAAGCGGTTGATGCATTTGTTAAGATGTTTGAATCTGAAGTAGAAAAAGCAGTTAAAGAAAAACTGAAAGGCAACGGTCCCAAACGTGGTGGTTCAAACAAAGGGGTAACTCGTGAATCAATCTTGAATATCACTGATCCAATGGAAAGACAACGCATGATTGCGGAAAATATGGATTTATTCCAGTAAATAGAAAAAGGAGAACTAACATATGAAAAAAATTTATAAAGGTATGAACTTGCAAATGTTTGCAGCACCTACAGGATTAACAGGAACAGGCAACATCCAAGTTAGAGCACACGAAATTGATTTTGTTACTAGTTTTGGAAAGAACATCCAAGCTTTATTGGACGTATTAGGAATTATTCGTCCAATTCGTAAAGCAAACGGTTCTGTTTTAAAAACAAAGAAAGTTACAGGAACATTAAAAGATGGACATGTAGCAGAAGGCGAATCAATTCCATTAAGCGAATACAAAGTTGAAGAAGAAGTGTTTGATACAATTCAAATCGAGAAATTCCGTAAAGCCGTTCCAATTGAAGCAATTGCAGAGAAAGGATATGAAGCTGCAGTATCTGATACTGACGAACAGTTCCGTATTGATTTGCAAGATAACATCACTGATCGCTTATATAAACAGTTGAATTCAGGCAGCTTAGTAGGACATGAAGCTACTTGGCAATTGGCTATCGCAATGGCAATCGGTAATGTTAAACACAAATTCCAACAAATGAAACGAAATACTACTGGTATTGTTGTATTCGTAAATACTTTGGATGCCTATCGCTATTTAGGAGAAGCTAATGTATCTATGCAGACTGCATTCGGCTTAACATACATTAAGAACTTCTTAGGAGCAGATATTGTATTTTTAACAGACCGAGTTGCAGAAAAAACAGTAGTGGCTACTCCAATGAACAACATCATTGCATATTATGTAGATCCAAGCGATTCTGAATTTGTTAAAGCAGGACTTTCATATACTACTGACAGTACTACTGGCTTCTTAGGATTCCATGTAGAAGGGAACTATGATCGTGCTATTTCTGATATGTTCGCTATCATGGGATTACGTTTAATGTGTGAATACCAAGATGCAATTGCACACTTTGCAGTAGGTGGTTCTGATACTCAGACATTGCGTAATTTAACATTAACGGCTTCTAAAGGCGAAGAAACAGGAACTACAAAAGTAGCAGTTGACGAACAGTTGCAATCTATGAATAACAAATTCAAATTCAAGGTAGGAGCTTCTGAAGAAGCAGTGGAATATGGTACAGATGTAAAATCTTGGAAGAACTTCGAAGAAGGAGCAGATATCAAAGCAGCAGAATCTAATCATTGCACAGTAGTTGAATGTGACAGAAACTACAAAGCAGTATCAAAAGGCGATGTAGTTGTTGATTTAAAGGCATAGGTGATTGAAGATGTCGACAACAACCGTATTAAATGATGTAAAACTGCTTCTTGGTTTGCAAACTGATGATGAAAAGCTAGAGACCATTGTAAGACTTACGGAAGGTCGACTTAAAGCGCTTCTAAGCGTAAAAATCATACCGGATGAACTCGAATATATCATTACAGAAGTGTCTATCAAACGCTTTAATAGGATTGGTTCTGAAGGTGTTCAAACGCATTCAGTTGAAGGGGAGTCAATGTCATTTAATGATGATGACTTCTCTTCTTTCTCTTCTGAGATTCAATCTTGGAGAGATGAGCAAGCCAATCAAAATAAAGGGAAGGTACGATTCTTATGAGGTACGATAAACCTATTTACTTTCAAAGATTTGTGCAAGGCTCTTATAACGAGAATACAGGCAACTATGAAGATGATTCGCCTGTAGAAGAAATGGTAATGGCTTCCGTAATGGATACAAGAACTGAAACTATGATGCAGGTATACGGGCAAATCAGACAAGGTAGCCTTACTTGTCATATACAGAACATCTATCAAAAGCCATTTGATCATATTAGAATCGGTACAAAGAAATACAAAGTAGATTACTCACGAAGACTCCGGACAAAGGAGTCTTTTATTCTGTCTGAGGTGCAGTAGATATGGCAAAAGTTGAAATAAGAGGATTAGATAAACTGCAGAAGAAGCTCAAAAAGAATTGTTCTTTGGAAGATGTGAAAACAGTTGTTTTGAAGAATGGAATGGATATGCAAAATAAAACTGTTAAAAATGCAGTATTTACAAAAGGGTATTCAACAGGCACTACGAAAAGAAGTATCAGAGGTGAAACACGTGATGGCGGATTCACATATGCAGAAGGACCATCTACACATTATGCACCTTATGTTGAATTTGGAACACGTTTTATGGATGCACAACCTTTTGTTAGGCCTGCGTTTAAACAACAAGTACCAATATTCAAGTCAGACATGAAAAAACTAGTTAAGTAGGTGATGCAATGGATTCACAACAAGAGTTATTCATTGCACTAAAAGTGCAATTAGAAAAAGCGTTAAAAAGTAAAGGCGTTAATGTATATGACACGTTTCTTCCAAGTGAAGGGACACCATATCCATATGTATACATTGGTTCAAGTCAACTAGTGGACGATTACGGAAATAAAACAATGATTCTAGGCACTATCACGCAGGTTGTGGATGTTTGGCACAACAATCCTAGGAAGCGTGGAGAATTGTCTGAAATTATGCAAACCATTAAGAAAGTGGCTAGACAAATCAACCACACAAACAACTTTGCTTTTATGATCCAAAATATCAACCAACGGATATTATCGGATTCAAGTACAGGAGCACCATTGATGCATGGTGTTCTAGAGTTGGATTTTAGAATTACAGGAGGAATAAAATAATGAAATTTGATTTACAAATGTTCGCAGAAGCAATGAAAGAATCAGTTGCAGGTAAACAGTTGATCTATCTTTTCAGAGTTGCAGAAGATTCAAAAAAAGAAGATGCTAGTGCAATTGCATTCCCAACAGAAAACGAACGAAACGTAACAAAAGATGCAGATACAACTGCTACAAAAGACGGAACTATTCGTACACCATCAGTGGCAGAAATTGAAATTACATCAACATCTGTTTTGGCAAAAGGTGATGCGATTATCGACAAATTAGAGAAAGCTATGTTGGCAGATAAGTTAGTTGAATGTTGGGAAGTAAACCTAGCAGAAGAAGGAACTGAAACAAATGTCGGCAAGTTTAAATCTAAATACTACCAAGGATATTTGACTGAATGCTCAATTTCATCAGAAGCAGAAGGAGTTGTTGAAGTTGATTTAACATTCGGAGCAAATGGAAATGGTGCAGATGGATATGCAACAGTCACAAAAGAGCAACAGGAAGTAGCATCTTACGTTTATAAGGATGTAACTAAGGAAGCGTAATAAACGCATGAGGGGCAGAGATTGCCCCTTTTATATTTGTATTTAGAAAGTGAGGACTTTAAATGAGTAAAAACATGGAAATTGAAGTAAATGGTGAAACATATCAACTAGTAGCAGGGTTTGGATTTTTACATGAAGTCAATAAAAGAGTGACTGTAGATGTACCAAACACTAAAAACAAAAAAGAAGTAGGTTTGAAGTTTATGGTCGCAAGCATCATGGATGGAGATATTGATGCATTAGTCGATTGTATCTTCTGTATGAATATTGGACAAACACCACGTTTAAAGAAAACAGACATTGAAAGATATTTAGAAGATGTTGAAGATATCGACAAAGTTTTTGAGGACGTAATCAATTTTTTATCTCAAGCGAATGCGTGCAAGAAAGAAGTGAAATCACTGATGACGAGCATGCAGGAAGAAGAGAAAGAAGAGAAGAAATAGACGAAACATTTGATGAAATGTATGAGCGTGTCGCTTTGACTTGTTTTAGATATCTAGACTTCAAAAGTTTGGATCAGGTAAATAATCTTACCCCTTACGAATATCGTCTTTTAATGAAGGCCAAAGAGCTACAAATGGTGGATGATCAGTATTATCTGCATTTGCAAGCATACCTAAATATGACTGCACAGGCTAAAAAGCAAGTAGGCAAGAAACAGAGAATGGTATACACGAAATTTAGCAAGTTCTTTGACTATCAGAAAGAGTTGGATCGTGTCATGGGGATAAAGAAACAAAGCAAGTTTGATAAGTTGGCAGAGTTCATAAATAAAAAGGAGGGATAACAATGGCAGAAAGTTTTAGTGTTGAAGCCATACTAACGGCAACCGATAAGAATATGACCTCAACCATGAACAAAGCTATAGGAGCGTGTCAGTCGTTTGGTGATAGAGTTAAATCTATCGTTGCAGGTGTCGGCATAACTAAAGCTATTGGTGCAACGATGAACGTTCTTAGCTCATCCTTTGATGGTGCTATTAATAGATTTGATACCATGCAATCCTATCCAAAAGTTATGAAGTCTTTGGGGGGTTCAATTGAACAATCTCAAAAGAGTGTTGCAAAGTTAAATCAGTCAGTACAAGGCTTACCTACAAACTTGGCAGATGTTGTAACAACATCTAAGTCGTTGGCTGCCGTTACAAGCAATATCGATAAGGCAACTGATACTACAATTGCATTAAATCATGCGTTTTTAGCGAGCGGTTCAAGCTCAGAAGATGCATCACGTGGTTTACAACAGTATTCACAGATGCTTGCTAAAGGTACAGTTGATATGCAATCATGGAGAACTTTACAAGAAACAATGGCACCAGCATTAACTAAAGTTGCAAAGAAACTAGGTATTACAAGTGGTAATGCAAATGAATTGTATGATGCATTACAGAATGGAACGATTACATTTGATCAGTTTAATGATGCAATGATTGAATGTGATACAGAAACAGGTGGCTTTGCAGAAACTGCATTAGAAGCATCTAAAGGTATTAAAACTTCTATGACTAACATCAAGAGTGCAGTACAAAACTTAGAACAAGGGTTCTTGTCTGCAATGAATAACATGTTGAAGTCAAAAGCCATGGGTGGATTAGTTGATAATCTAGAAAAGATTAAATCTAAAATCTATGACTTTAGAAATTCAATCATGGAATCCAAGGATGATGGTTTGACATGGGACTTTAAGCCTGGAGTCTTGGAGAATGTATCAAAAGCTATGGATTGGCTTGCAGATAGAGCAAACAATGCTAAAGCTATGGTCCAACAATTCTATGATGGATTTATGAAGACAGATGCAGTACAAAACGCAATTACATTGTTCGACAAAGTCAAAGATGCTATTGGAAATGTAATGGATAAGTTGCAAGACAGTAAAGTCTTTGAGCAGTTAGGACAAGACATTGGAAATATCATTGCAAAAGTAGAAGATGTAACTGGCAAAATTGCAGATTTCATAGCAAATCTTAAAACGGAAGATGTTAAGAGATTTGCAAGTGCAGTCAAATTATTGGCAGGAGCATTTGTTGCAATCAAAGTCGGTAGCAAAGTATCTAGTATGATTAGTGGTGTCGTTGGCACGGCTAAAGGTGGATATTCAAAGTTAAAATCAATTATTGACAAAATCAGAGGATTAGGAGAAAAACCAACTCAAGAAATCCCTGGACAATTACCACAAAATGGTACTCCAAGCGATGGTATTGGTGATGCAACAATGCGAACTGCTCAGAAAACATCTAAAGCTGCACAGATTATTAATTCTGCATTTGAAGGAATTTCAAATGTTATTACTTCGGTATGTGAAGGTGTAAAAGGAATTATAACAGGTCTAGGAGAAGCTATTAGTACTGCTTTTCAAGGTATCGGACAAGGCGTTAAATCGGCTTTGGAAGGAGTCGGAACAGTCATTGAATCGCTTGGTACTGCAATCAGTACGGTAGCACAAGGTATTGGACAAGGTTTAGCAACTGCATTTACAGGATTAGGAACTGCAATCGCAATGGTGCCACCAACTACATGGCTTGCGCTGGCAGCGGCTATTCTAGCAACTGGTGCTGCAATGGCATTGGTTGGATCACAAGGTGAAGGTTTACAAATGGTTCTTCAGGGTGTTGCAGATGTTGTTTCTGCGTTTGGACCTGTTATCAAAGAAGTATTTGAAGGTATCAGTGGTGTAATTACATCATTCGGTGAAACAGTAAGTGGAATCTTAAACTCAGTATCAGGAGTGATTGAATCTATTGGCCAATCGGCATTAAATGCTGGTAAAGGATTTAAAGAATTAGCTAAAGGTATTCAGATTATTACTGGTTTAAATCTGTTTGATATGGGAGCTAGCTTAGCTGCAGTAGCAACCGGAATAGGAGCTATATCTGCAGCTTCTGTAGGCATAGGAAGCGCTGGTACTCAGATGATGGCCCTTGTAACTGCTATTGGTATGGTAGGTACTACATTTGCCAGTACGTCAGCTACAGTGACAAACTCATGCAATAACATTATCAGTGCAATGTCTGCAGCAGAAGCTAGGGCTTCAACTTCAGGAACTGCAATGGGCACTAAGTTTACATCAGGACTTAAAGGAAGCTTATCAAAAAGTGTGTCAATAGCACGATCTTCATGCAATAACATTATCAGTGCATTCAATGCGTGTCAGTCAAAAGCACAATATTGTGGTCAGATGATTGGTCAAGGATTGGCGAATGGTTTAAGAGCTAGTGAAGGTTCTGTTAGAGCTGCGGCCGCTAGTTTAGCAGCAGCTGCAGATGCCGCAATTCGTGCAAAAGCTAAGATTGGCTCACCATCTAAAATTGCAGATAAAGATGGTATGTGGTGGGGTAAAGGATATCGCAATGGTATTTTAGGAATGGTTCCTCAGGTTGAAAAGGCTGCAGAGAAGTTATTATACCTTCCACTAATGAGCGCTCCTAAAATGGCTTTTGGAGGTGTTGTGAGTGATATGAATGCAGAATACGATTACACTAGCAACGCTCAATTAACGGTTGAAACGCCACTTTACATTAATGATCGTGAATTTGCACGTGCAACATATAGAGCAAATCAGAATGAGATTAACAGAAACTCAAAGCTTAATGAGAGATTGCGAGGTAACAGATAATGTATGCATTCGTAAATACAGTAAATAGTGGCATCGTCGGTACTAACCTACCGACAGAAGCCATGTCATATAATGGCGTATATTTAGAAAATGAAATAGATGGATATCGTACACTTTCTGTAACAGGACGTGAGTTGATGGAGTCAGAAGTAAAACATACTGAAATTGATGGAATGGATGGTTCTTATTACAGATATAAAACAACTCCTGCAAGAACGATTACTGTTAAATATCAGTTGAGAGCTAGAGGAAGTAGAGAATTCCGAGAAGCTTACAACAAGATGAATAAATTGTTGAGTGGCGAGCAAGTAAAAGTCATTTTTAATGATGAAAGCGACAAGTATTTCATTGGAACTAAGACATCTAATACACAAGTTGATGGCGGAAGTAATAACGTGATTGGTGAAATCGAAATCTATTGCTCAGACCCTAGGAAATATTCATCCACAGAAAAAGAATTTACTGCTACTGATGGAGTTTTGAACATCGTAAATGAAGGTACAGTGCCTGTAAGTATCGATTATGAAATTCAAGCAACATCTGAAACTGGATATATTGGTATCGTATCAACTGAAGGAGTAATGCAGTATGGAAAAATTGAAGAACTTGATTCAGAAACATATCAACAAAGCGAACATTTAGTTAGCATCAACAACTTTTACAATTGTGCAGATGACACTGGTGGAACGGATGTAATGCATCCTCAGTACGGTTCGAACGGTACATTAGCCGAACACACTTGGTTTAATCAAAAGTTTATTGGATTTGGCACTGTTGGAGCAAAAAAAGGGTCTGCGAGTGGTGGATTAAGAACCTTGGTAATACCTGCAGATTCAAATGGAGATACAAGTGGTGCTCAGAACTTCTATTGTTATTTTCATTTGTTGTTCTATGCGGGTCTTATGGGGCAAACAGGAGAAATGTGTATCAACTTCTTAACTGCAGACAATAAATTGATATGTGGTTGTAACTGGTACAAGACAGATACAGTAGGCAATACAGGACATTATGAGTTTTGGGCAAACGGCAAAATGCTTAGAAACTTCTCATATACAACTTCACATTTACACACACAAAATCCTTGGTATTGGAGTTGGGGACATTGCGATGTGTTAAAAGAAGGCGGAAACATCCGATTCTTCTACTGGGGAGGATATTACAACTATTACATTCCAGAGATTGCAAATATGAAGTGCGCCAAAATTCAGATTGCATTCAAGCAATGGGGTAACAGAGGCGGTAATCAACTAATGAGTATGATGGGCTTTGATGTAATCAACTTCACGAAAAACAACGTATCAAAATGGAGAGATATCCCTAACAGATATCCAAGTGGCACTAAGATTACTATTGATGGTAAATCATCTCACGTTTATGTGAATGGTATGGCTAGACCTCAAGATGAGGTGTTAGGAACTAAGTATTTTAAAGCACCAGTAGGAACTACAGAGATAAAGACTACATGCTCAAGTTGGTCAAAATCGAAGCCGACAGTGAAAGCTAGAATAAGGGAGGCATGGTTATAATGGAACAAATAAGAATAGCAGTATTAACTCCTTACGATAAGGCTCTAGCTTTTTTAGACAATACAGTACCTAGCGCAATGCATTACTTTGATGAAACCTTGCATACATACTTGAAAGGCTCGGCATATACATTTGAATTTACAACATTGACTGCACATGATGATGCAGCCTTTTTAGTTGAAGGTAATAAGTTAAGTTTTACAAGGAAGAATAAAGGCTATTATTTAACGATTATGAATGTTGAAAAAGGTGGTGACACAACAAACGTTACCGCCTATGGTCTTTGCCTTGAATTAACGAATGAATATGTAGATGCATATAAAGCGCCTAGAGCGATGTCATTTGCAGAATATGTTAATGCGTATGGATTTGAACAATCGTTCGTAATTGGCAAGAATGAAGTATCAGATAAACGTATTACACACGAATGGACTGGCAGTGATACAGTGCTTGCAAGATTGTATTCAATCGCAAATGTATTTGATGCAGAGCTAGAGTTTGTTACTCATTTAAATGATGATTACTCGTTGAAGAATGTTGTGTTGAATATTTACAGAGCGCATTCAGATTCCTTTCAAGGAATGGGAAGTGACAAGCGCAGTACGACATTAAGGTATCCAAACGATGTATATGGAATCACGAAAACAAGTGATATTACAGAGTTGTATACAGGTATCAGACCTACGGGTAATAATGGGTTACAACTTAACTCGATTAGTGGCCGTGTTGTAAAAGATTCAAATGGAAATATTTTGTATAAAGTTCAAGGTAACAATATACTTGCACCTCAATCTAGAGATAGATTTCCTAGTACGTTATTAACAAATCATTCAAACGATATGTATGCAGTGCTAGTGTGGTCTTATGAAACTGAAAACGTTGAGACATTATACGGTCAAGCGTTGGCTCAGTTGAAAAAGAATTGTGTTCCTAAAGTTACGTATGATGTAGATGCATATATTGATGCAGATATCGGTGATACGTTTACTATCGAAGATGCAGAATATAGTCCTACATTGTATTTAGAAGCACGAATAACGGAACAAGAGATTTGTTTCACGGATTCCGAGAAGTGCAAGACTATTTTTGACAACTTTGAAGAAAAGCAATCACAGATTAGTTCAGCTCTGATCAGTGAAATGAACAAGATGATTGAATTGAAAAAAGTTTATGAAGGTTCAATCGTATCTTCAAATGGAGTTCTTTTTAAGACAGATTCAGATTCAACCAAATTAACTGCATTGGTAAAGGATGATGGTGTTGATATTACATCTAAGTATTCAATTATTTGGTATAAAGATGATGAGCAATTATCAACGAGTCAAACAATCATAGTCAATGCTTCAGATTTCACAGAAAAGGCCGTATACCGATTTAAAGCAATGAGTGGTGAAATACTTAAAGCAAGCGCAGAAGTCACCGTAATGCGATTACAGGACGGTCAGAATGGAACAAGCGCATACGTACATATTGCCTATGCCAATAGTTCAGATGGACGTGTTGATTTCAGTTTGACAGACTCAAATCGTAAATTTATTGGTCAGTATTCTGACTCAAAGCAATATGGCAGTGATGACCCAACCAAATACCGATGGAGTGCAATTAAAGGGGAAGATGGTCAGTCATTTGTGAGTGCCGAAGAACAATTCTATTATTCAACATCACAAACCGAATTAATTGGTGGTGAATGGTTCGTTGGTAATGTGGTTTATCAATCAGATAAATTCCTTTGGAAACGTTGGAAATGTACGTATGCTAATCCTAGTGGAATCAAGTATACGAAAGCTATATTTGATAATACCTGGAATGAGATTGATGCAAAAATCGGTGAGATTCATACTCAAGTATCTCAAGCAAATGTGCAATCAAAAGAAGCACTTGGCAAAGCAGAAGATGCTGAAAAGCTTGCAACTAGTGCAAATGGATTAGCAAGTACTGCTAACAAACAATCTGAAGATGCAGTGAAATTAGCACAAGATGCGAATACAAGCACTGGTAAAGCTCAGCAACAGATTGATGCAATTAAAGGTGATATCACTGATTCAAAGCAACAAATTCAAGATGCAGTGGATAAAGCCAACGCAAACGCAAGTGAAATTGCTACTGTAAAAGAAACATACGCTACAAAAGTTGATTTGACTAATGAATCAAAATCTATTCATGCAGATGTTACAACAGAAATTGAAAAGAAAGTCGGTGAATTATCGACTACTGTATCAGAAACTTATGCTTCTAAGAGTGATTTAACAAGCATTGAAGGTAGTTTAAATACCAAGATTAAACAAAATGCCGATTCAATCACAACTCAAGCAAGTTCAATTGAAAAGTTGCAATCAGATACAACTAAAGCTCAGAAAGATATTATTGATGCAACAAAGAAAGCAACGGATGCTCAAGCTCAAGCGGATAAAGCGTTAGGTAATGCTCAAAGTGCTCAAACTCTAGCAGACCAAGCAAAGAAAAAAGCAGATAGTGCTCAAACTAACTTAGACAATGCTAATAAAGAATTGGCAGATGCAAAAGCTAATCTAGAATCAGTGACTGGTAGAGTTGATGCGACTGAGAGTGAAATTACAAAAGCTCAAACTAGATTAACTAATGCAGAAACTGCAGTCAAGAAAGCACAGACAGATGCAACTAAGGCTCAAGGCAACGCAACTACGGCAATCAATAATGCAAAGGCAGCTCAAGGAGCGGCGGATGATGCAAAGCAAAAAGCAGAACAAGCTCAGAAAGACCTTGCAGAACTAACGAACAAAGTTGCTTTTAACACAACTAAAATCGAACAAAATTCCGATGCTATTAAATTACAAGCAAAGTCCATTACTGAAACTAGTAATAAGGTTGATAATCTACAAGTTGGCGGTAGGAATTTATTAAAAAATAGTCATAGTGTAGAACAAACATATTCATATCCTTCATCTAATTATGTTGATCAATGTAATTGGGTTACTTCTATTCCTTTAAATGGAGATACTTATACATTGTCATTTTGGGCTAAGTCAACTGTAGCAGGAGATACGATACGAGTACACTTCTATAGTCCATCAAATATTACTCATTGTGTCGGTAGTCAAGGACAAGTTAGTGGAAATAATGATGGACAATGTGATTTTACTTTGTCAACTGTTTTAACAAAATATTGGGTTACATACACAATTCCAAAAGGCGGTAATAGTGCACGTTCTGTGATTATTCCAAGAATGTCCAGTGGAAGTGGAAAGGGAACAGTTTCAGTTAAATGGGAAAAACTTGAAGAAGGCAACAAAGCCACTGACTGGACTCCTGCACCTGAAGATGTAGATGAAGCAATCAATACAGAACGTACAGAACGACAATCTGCAATTGAGACAAAAGCGAATGAAATTACTGCGAAAGTTAGCGAAACTTACGTATCAAATTCGGCTTTGAATCATTATAAAGAAGAAGTATCTACTCAGTTTAGCCAAACTAAGAGCGATTTTACGTGGTCAATTAATCGAAGCGTGACCGATGCTAAAAATGAAATGAATGGTCAAATCAGCAGTGTGAATGGTAGATTGGATGGTTTAAAACAAACTGCAGATAACGTAAATAGTTATATGTCTTTTGATAACGATGCATTGACTTTAGGTAAATCAGACAGTGCATTTAAAACTAAGATTACAAACCAAGAATGGTCGATTCAAAAGAATGGTGCAAAGGTAACATATATAAACGATCAAACAATGTACATCACAGATGGACAATTCACGCAGTCTTTAAAAGTTGGTTCATTTGGATTTGTGCCAAGAGCAAATGGCTCGCTAGACTTCAAGAAAGTAGGGTGATTAAATGGCAGAATTTAGTGGTGGAATACAAATTGGTAGTGGTCAGTGGGATAAATACTCGTTAATATTACGAATCAATGAAATATCTTATTCTGTTGAAAACAACACATCATATGTAGAGTGGTGGGTTGGTATTCGATCTAATACGCAGTACCATACACACAATGGAATTCCAGAAACATTTAAAGTATCCGTGAATGGTACTCAAGTGTTAGATCAAAGCTTTACACCTAATGTTCCAGCTGGAACTCTTGTCGGTGTAAAAAGTGGAACTGTAACTATTTCGCATGATGCAGATGGTTCAAAAACAATTTCGGCAAGTGCATCTTTCAGTGGAAGTAACCCTGGATATTATGCACCTATTACTGGTTCTTGCAGTGGTACAGTTAAATTGACAACTATTCCAAGAGCATCAAGCATATCTATTGATAGCCCTAGTATTGAATGTGGTAACACTATTAATATTAACGGTTCGAGTGCTTCAAAGAACTTTACGCATAAAATCTATGCAACACGGAATGGTAAAACAAGTGAATTAACAACGATAAGTGGGACATTAACACCCACTTTTTCTTATACGATTCCTACCGCATGGGAAAAGAATTTGCCTAACTCGACAAGTGGTATCGCAACATTTACCTTAGAAACATTCAGTGGTTCAACGTCAGTTGGCTCTAAATCGGTAAATGCAACTATCAAAGTCAGAAGCGGTGTAGTTCCTTCGATTGATAGCATCAAAATAGCAGATGCAAATTCTGTATGTGCAGGAATTGGGCAGATAGTTCAGTCGCAATCTAGGTTGAATTTTACAATTACATATAGTGGTGCACAAGGCTCAACTGTTACATCTGTATCAACCGAATTTGAGGGGCAAACGTATAACAATAGCTCATTTACTACTGGTACTGTACAAGGTAGTGGTAGCATTAGCTATACAACAACTATCTACGATTCACGTGGTCGTAGTTCACAAGTCAGTGGAAAGGTAACTGTATCTGCATATAGTTCACCAAAATTAACGAATGTAACTGCAAAACGTGCTAACTCAAGTTATACAATAGATGAAGCAAGTGGAACATATGCGTTATTGCATTTCAAAGTAGGATTTACTAGTTTAACTGGAAAGAATGTGACATCGTTCTATATCCAATATCGCGCTAGTGGTGCTAGTTCATGGACGAAAATTAATTCATGGGATAACAACTATACTCTTGAGCAAGATTACAAAGCAGGTAACTTATTTACATCCGCAACAAGTTCTTATGAAGTGGCATTCGGTATTAAGGATAAGTTCATGAATGACTACTCATGGCAAATCTTTACGGTAGCACCTACTTACTCGTTAATTAACTTTGGTAAAGATGGAAGATCATTAACGTTCTTCGGTCAAGATGGAAACCAAAAAGATACACTAACCGTATTAGGTGATATTGTAGCTCCTATGTTCTTAAATAAGATATTCCCAGTTGGCGCAGTCTATATCACATACGATAAAAAGAACCCAGGAACATTCTTGGGTGGAACTTGGGAACAGTTCGGTCAAGGCCGTACACTAGTCGGTGAAGGTACTGGAAACGATGGTAGTACAAGTATGTCCTTTAC